AATTAGAATAATGAAAATGAAATGAGTGAACTCCTTGTAAAATCGCTGAGAATGTTGATTTTACAAGGGTTTCACGCGTTTTTATGTTCTGAATTGTGATGAATAAAATTGATAAAATAAGATTCCGTTAGTCACAGTTAGTCACAAATGGGACTTTTATTTTCTCAATCTCTGTACGGAGTTCTTCCAATGTCCTGTGTCCATATACCGCGTTTGTAACATCTCCACCAAAAGAATGGCCGAGCATTCGCTTCCGGTCGTTCTCCCGGACGCCGTATTTTTCGCACAACGCAGAAAAGGTGTGTCGACAATCATGCGGCGTGTGCTTCGGATCACCGACGATTTCTAAGCGTTCCAGTGTAGGATAGAACAGCGCTTTTCTGTGATGCTGCTGAGTATATACGCATAGTTTTCCATCTTGTGTCAGCACTTTCTGTTCGACAAAATGGTATATAGCGGGATGTATCGGGACAATTCTGTTTTTACCGGCTTTTGTTTTGATACCACCTTGGAAGTATCTTTCTTCTAAGTTGGTCGTAAGTTTTAGCACCTCACCGATTCTCCAGCCGGAGTAACACATAATAAGAATGAGCTGCACTTCTGGATCGTCGGTATTATTCCATAGCACTTGCATCTCCTGATCAGAAAATGGCGTTCCATGTTCGGTGTCATTATCAGCATTGACATGGACATATAACGCCTTATTTTCCGTTACAATTTCTGAGTAAACAGCGTATTTATACATCTGCTTGAACAGTGTAAGAATTGCCATGAGACTCTGACGCTTTAACGGGCAGTCATCAATTACCTTTTGCAGATCAGGCGCTTTTAAATCCTCGAATACACGATTATACAGAGCCGTGCAGTTTGAGTAAGCAGTCTGGTAAGCTATCTTTGAGCTATAAGAAAGTTTTGAACCCTCTGGAAACTTCCATGCGTAAAACTTCTCATATACCTCTGAAAACGTCAATTTCTTGATTTCCGGGTGTTTATCCTCTACGCCCTTGATTGTATTGTAGTCAGCAATTAAACGGCTTATAAGAGTATCTATGTCGGTTGTAGGGGACACCTTAAGAGTCCGTTCCATGCCGGGTTGATACGTGCCAGCTTTGTATGCTGTCAGGACAGTGAAACCTTTTATCCAGTCATCTACATAGCAGATTGCCGGCGGACGTTTTAGTTTGCCAGTATCATCCGGTGTAGCTGGCGGATGCACTGCGAAGCAGTTTCTCCGGTTCTTGCCAAGGTACCGAATAGAGCCGAAGTTATTCGGCAGTTTTGGATATTTCTTTCTTTTCTTCGCCATTTTTATTCCTCTTTTCTTTATGTAGCTGTTTTTAGGTATAAAAATAACAGTCGAACAAATTTTCTGTCTTGTTCGACTGCTCCGAAGATGATACAATATGTTTTGCCAGAATATAGCATCTCTCCGGAGATGTATAAACGCCGTCTCGGTACGCCAATACCGGGGCGGTTTTTATTTTTTATTCTATTTCTTCAATATCGACTGAATATCCAAGAACTTCTCCGACAGTTGTGCATTTTCCCTTTAGTGTGACTGTATCGCCTTTTGCCATTGATGCGACTTTCGAACGCTGCTCATCATTTTCAATCTGGCATTGAACGCCGATTATCGCATATTCATCGTCAGGATAGAGGGAGATATATTTTCCAGATGAATCAATGTTCCCGAGTCTACCAGTGATTTCTAAGTACTGCCCTTTGTATTTATCAGATGCACCCATTGCATTACTGTCAAGATCAGACATCATATCATTGACCGATACGGATGTGTATTCAATTGGCGCAGGTGTATCAACTTCTTTTGCAGATTCTGTCTTTGCGGATGTGCCGGAAGAAGATGTGGTGCTTGAATCCGAATTTCCACCAACGGCACCAATAACACCAACGGCGACGACTGCTAAAACTACCCATTTAAGTTTTCCACCTTTTTTCTTACTCATAGAATTGCTCCTCCTAATAGCTTTATTCGCCACATTTCGCACTTTCCATGCGGATTATGTATTTTGTACCGCTGATTTTGCAATATTATGTAAAGTACGGTTATTCGTGGTATTTTTATTTTATCATTTTAAGAGCATATTGTAAAGATTTAGAACGAAATAGAGTGATTTAGATGAAAAAGAAATGTTTTTTTCTATAAAATAGTGAGAGTTCATGTATATCATTGGCAGTTGCCAAGAGTCGGAATAGATGGTATAATAGCAAAAGAGAACGAATGTTCGGTTCTATTTCCCACAGCCGGACATATACTGTAGTGTAGGTGGTAGTTGTGACAGGGAGGGTTGTTTATGGATTATAAGAAAGAGATTATTGAGATGATACAGAAAATACATAATGAATCAATGATAAAATTTATTTACGGGTGCGTAAAAAGGGCTTATAAGGAAGAAAGGGCAGGAAAATGATTCCTACCCTTGTGCTTTAGAAAATAAACTTCTCAAAAAAATCACATAACAAATCTTTTTTATCGGGCGGCAGGTTATCGTATTCAAGAATGATTCTTTTGAAACGAGGGTCTGACTGCTCGATTTTTGTAACTACATCTCCAAATTCAATATCAGGGTCTTGATTCTCTTTTAAATCTGTCAAATCTGACATTCTTATTCGGAAATAATCGGCTAAAGCTCTAATCTTTCCGGTTCCCGGCATCGAATTACCTTTGCACCACATATTAAATGTAGATGCGTTTGTTCCAATGGCTTCAGCGATTTCCTTTTGTTGTTTCCCACTTCTTGAAATGTACTTATTAAGATTATTCGAGAAAATCTTTTTCTGCTCTTCGGTTGTCATGATTTTTTCCTCCTTACATTTTGTATTGTACATCATATTTATAAAAAATTCAATAGTTAATTCAATTATTTTGAATTTTGGTGTTGACAATTCAATACAATTGAATTATAATAAGCTCAGAAGTTAAGAAAGGAGATGAGCAAATGCCAAAAATTTCATTAGAAGCTGTTCGAGTGAACGCAGGATACAATCAGAAAGAATGGGCTGAAATATTCGGTATTTCCAATGCTACAGTGGTTAATTGGGAAAAAGGAAAAACTGAGCCTACATTATCACAGCTTAGAAAAATGAGTGAACTTTCTGGAATCCCTATGGATTTTATTTTTGTGCCAAATAACTTCAATTAAATTGAATCAGAAAGGAGCAGATTATGAATAAAGTTTTCGTTCCACACGAACTTAAAACAATCGAGGTTGACACGGAAAAGAAAATCTTTCGTATCAATGGAGAGGATTTCGGACATGAATGTACAGGTTTTATGATTTCCTGCACACCGGATGATTTCCGTATTGATATGGAAGTGGACACGACCGTACACTTTGCAAACTATTCCAACAAAGGAAAATTGAGAGAACAGGGAACATATAAAGCAGAAGTTCCTTTGGTTAAGTCTCACAGAGCACCGTAAGCTTTCAGAAGATAAGAAACATTATATTCTGGGGTATATGGACGGAGTTATTGATTACAGTAATTCTGACCAGAAAGAAAACAAGAAAGGAGCATGAAATGAGCGAAGTGGATACTTACATTAAAGAGAACGCCGAAGTTCATCGGTTCGCCGCAGAGGTTGCGAGAATCATATCAGGTATTCCACAGATGCCAGAGTTCTCAAACGAGCGCCTGACAGTATCAGACGTGAGTAAAATGACAGGCATTCCTACACCATCTGTCAGAGCAGGAATTATATATGGATGGCTGCCTATCGGTACGGCGTATCGTGGGAATAAAGTGATTCACGACAGAAAAGGTTCTGGCAGAATAGAATTTGTTATCTCTCCAAGAAAGCTCTGGGAAGAAACAGGATACATCTGGAGAGGAAAAGAAGCATTAAAGTGATAGTGCCCCGGCGGTGAAGCACCACCAACCGGAGCTATGCACTTACTAAACCACACTTAGTAGGTACAGGTTAATTATAACTTCGTATCTGCTAATTGTAAATACCAAAAAAGGAGAAATTAGCACGATATGAGCAGAAATAGCACAAATAAATGTGAAAATGTTCCGACATGGGGCGAACTTGAGTTCATTCTTGCGACAGAAATTGTCGAAGAAAGTAGAAAAAAAGTAAGAAAATGGTTTATTGCATGGTTGGTCACAACTGCCGCACTGGTAGCCAGCAACCTTGCATGGATTATGGGAGAAATGAAATGAAAGAGTATACGCTGATTGCTGTTTGTATGCTTGCCGGGAAATATGTGGACATACCTATTTGGCTGAACATCTTTTTTGGCATCTCGGCAGCATGGGCGGTTCGCCAGATGAAAACAGACTGGCAGTAGGAAATAAGGAGGATAAGAAGATGTTTGAGAAAGAGATTGATGAAATTTATGAACTTTGTAAAAGAGTTGTGAACGAAGTTCCGACAGCAAATATCACCTTTGATTTTTCGGGCTACGGTTTGGGAGTAAGAGGGGTTAAAAGGGAAGAAGATGTTCTCCTTCTCAAAGACAAATTTAAATGGGATTTGTACCAAAACGTATCTTTTAACCCATTTTACGAGAAAGAAAGTCGTGAAAGTCTCAGAATAATCAAAGCTTTCTTGTTGGAACTTCTGATAGATGGGAAGTGTCCAAATGAGTAAGCAGATAGCGATTATGAAGCTTCTTCCCAGTCTGGAGATAGCAGGATGTATCAATGAACTGCTCAGAGAACTTCAATCCAGAGGGGATTACGTTCTGGATTATGAGAACTGTGACATGTCTCTGGATCATGTGGAATACCACAAAGCCGAAGATATCGATGGAGAGAAGTTCGGAGATGTATCAGATAACCTGTATTGCTTTTTCAAGGCGGTGTGAACATGGACGAGAGGATTAATGAGGTCCTGAGACTGATTGATATACAGCTTGCCACAGTCCCAGATAACCCCATTGAAGAATCATACAAGGCAAGAACATTGGCGAGCTACGTACAGGCTCTAAATGGGCTTTTAACGGCTCAGAAATCATATAAGGAGGAAAGTATCGGTGAGTGAATTTGAAATCCGCATTCCAGCAAGAAAGAAGCAGCCGGCAACTGATAAAGATAACCCGGTTGTGAAAGTATCAACAGTTGCATATAACGCACTGGTCGAAATCTATAATGAATCAACCTTATCAATGAAAGATATTGCAAGCTTGCTGATTATCGAAGGCAGTAAACATGTGGTTTATGACAAGGAGGAATGACTTATCGCAACACCCGTATTAATTATTGGAAAATCTGGTTCTGGCAAGAGCACCAGTCTTAGAAACTGCCAGAATGAACACTGGAATCTTATTAGAGTATTAAATAAACCGCTTCCGTTTAAAGGAAAAATTGACGGATGGTTTACAGACGATTACCAGCAGGTAATGAAGTGCCTGATTGCATCAAAAGCAGAGTCTATCGTAATTGATGATGCAGGATATCTTATCACAAATCATTTCATGAAGGGACACGCTTCTGCTGGAAAAGGCAATGCAGTGTTCGCTCTGTACAATGATATTGGAGACTATTTCTGGAATCTTATCCAGTTCATTGTAACAAAAGTACCGCAGAATAAAATTGTTTACCTTATGATGCATGAGGAAAAAGATGATTCAGGGGAAGTAAAACCTAAGACAATTGGTAAGCTTCTGGACGAAAAAGTTTGCATCGAGGGCATGTTTACTATCGTTCTTCGCTGCATCGAAGAGAGTGGAAAATATTTATTTGTCACCCAGTCCAGTCAGGGAGCAGTAAGCAAGTCCCCGATCGGGATGTTTGACAGCTTAACTATTGATAACGACCTTGCAGAAGTTGACAAGGTTATTAGAGATTACTACGAATTAGGAAAAGGAGAGAATAAAGATGAATAAACCAACAGCGTATGATGCTACACAGGCAGCAGGAGAATTTGAACCAATTAAGCTTGGTGGTCATAAGATGGTAATTAAGCAGATATCAGAGAAAAAAACACAGGGTGGACTCGATATGCTCGTTATCTTGTTTGATTTCGCAGAAGGAGACGAACAGGCCGGCTATTTCATGAAACAGTTTGAGAACGATATCCGTCCAGACAAGAAATATCCGAATGCAGGTACTAATTACATGGTTATTGATGAGGGTGTAGATTATGGTGTCCGTAACCTTAAAACATTTATCACATGCGTAGAAAAATCAAATCCGGGATTTGCCGTTAAGTGGGGCGATAACTTCGGGCAGCAGTTTAAAGGAAAGCTGATCGGTGGAATCTTCCGTCTTGAAAAAGACTGGTACGATAACAAAGAAGTAAAACGTCACAAGCTTGCATGGTTCCGAAGTATTGAGGGAATTAAGGATGCAGATATCCCAGAAGAGCGTACCACAAAAGCCTATGACGATCATCTGAAAGAAGAAGCTATCATGGGAGCAAATCCGTCAGGTACGGACTTCATGAGTATTCCAGACAGCGTGGCAGATGATGTCCTTCCGTTCAATTAAAAGGATGTGTTTTTAATGGTTATACAAGCGGACACAAGAGAACACAAAAAGGAATGGGAACGGATTCAAAAACAGTTTGATGACATTGGAGTACAGTATTTCAGATCAAAGTTATATTGTGGAGATTATCAGTCGCTTGACAACGCAAAGCTCTGTATTGACCGTAAGAAGGATTTACAAGAGCTTTGTGGAAATGTCTGCCAGCAACACGAAAGATTCAAGGCAGAACTTATCAGGGCACGTGAAGCCGGTATTCAGCTGATTATCCTATGTGAACATGGACCAGATATTAAATCAGTTGGCGATGTGTATTTTTGGGAGAACCCAAGGAAACACAAAGTTATCTGGAGGACGATAAACGGCAAAAAAGTAAAGACTGTAATCTCTGACAAGGCTGTTGATGGCTGCCAGTTGTATAAATCTCTCTGCACAATCAGAGATAGATACGGAGTCCGATTTGAATTCTGCACGAAAGAAGAAACTGGGTGGCGGATCGTGGAGCTGCTGTCATGACTAAGGGAGAAATCAAACAGTCAGTAAAAATGCCAGAAATTCTCTCCAGGTACGGGCTAAGGCCGAATAGAGCAGGATTTATATGTTGCCCTTTTCACAAGGAAAAGTCAGCATCCTGCAAAATCTACGATGATTCCTTTTACTGTTTCGGCTGTGGAACTGGCGGTGATGTGTTTGATTTTGTGATGCAATACGAATCCGTCCCTTTTAGTACGGCGTTTATTGAGCTGGGTGGCACTTATATATCAAAAAAAGGTAAAAGCCGCAACCAGATCAGACATGAAATGCGAGATATTAAATCAAAAAAACACAACCCTGTTCAGGATCCTAATGAGATTGAGCAGGTAGAAAAGAACATACTTATGTACGAAACAGCACTAAAAACGTTCCCTCCTGATTCAGAAGAGTGGTATATGTGCCAGTTTAATCTTGAGAAAGAAAAAAGCAGATACGAAATGTTATCAGCTAAGTCAGGAGGTGAGAAAAATTCTTGAAAATATTGAAAACTTACAGGCACAAGACTTTATGGAAAAGCAGTTGTATGAAGAGCTTTTTTCAGTAAAAAGTAAAATTGACCGCTCAGAAATCAAGTTTAAGCTGATGGACCGGGCAAAAAGTGTGAAAGCGAAGCATATAGCAGAAGAGTTCATAAAGGAATTCCAGAAAGCAGAACAGGAAAAGGAAAAAGAAGAAAAAGTAAATCGTTCTATGCAGTTAGTTGAAAACATCACAAACTTTTATCCTGATTCTGTTGATAAGGAATATCCTAACATGGCTTGTGGTAGCTGGATAGCTACAGAGAACGGAATATTTTCCTCTGAAACATCTAAGGCAAGAGAACTTGTATGTCACCACCCGATCATGCCGATACGTCGTCTAAAAAACATCGAGACAGGAGAGGAACAGATCACGGTGGCTTTTAAAAGGGATGGATATTGGACAGAAATAACTGTTCCAAAAATTGACATTGTGACTTCCAGGGCAATAACTAATCTTGCAAGGTTCGGGGTGCAGGTCAACTCAGAGAATGCAAGGCTTCTCGTAAAGTATCTGGCGGATGTTGAAATGTACAATGCCGATATGATCGACATACAGCACTCTACAAGCAAACTGGGGTGGCATGGTAATACATTTGTCCCTTACGACCTTTCAATCGTTTTTGACGGTGAATACCGCTTTAAAACGCTATTCCAAAGTATACAGGAAAGTGGAGACTACTTCAAGTGGGTGACTCTGGCTAAGCAGCTACGATCATGCGGACGATTGGAACCGCGAATAGCACTGGCAGCATCTTTTGCGAGTGTTCTTATACAGCCGCTTGATGCGCTACCGTTCATCGTAGATTTCTATGGGCAGACAGGAGGCGGAAAGACGGTAACAATCAATATAGCGGCATCGGTTTGGGGGAATCCGGCACCGGGAGCCTACGTTGGGAATTTTCGTTCAACAGATACATCATTGGAGACAAGGGCAGATATGCTCAATAACTTTCCGATGATTCTGGACGACTCGAAGAATGCTTCTCAGTATATCCGGGATAACTACGAAACATTGATTTACAATCTCTGTTCTGGCAAAGGAAAAGCACGTTCAAATAAGGACCTCGGAGCAGCTAAGGAAAATACATGGAGTAATGTGACTATTTGCAACGGTGAGAACCCTATTTCGGAATTTGCAGATTCCGGCGGAGCTATCAACAGAATTATTGAAATTGAATGTTGTGAGGATATTTACGAGAATCCAGCAGAGATTAACGGCATTGTCGTGAAGAACTACGGCTTTGCTGGAAGAGTGTTCGTTGGAAATCTCAAACAGTTCACATCGGATGATCTGAAAGAAATGAAAGCCGAAATTGAGAAAGGTTTTGACGGATATGACTTTCCAGCAAAGCAGGTAATGGCAATATCTACACTTCTGCTGGCTGACAAATTAGCTACAGATTTCATATTTAAGGATGGACGTGAGCTGACGGTCGAGGACGTTGTAGACATACCTACACGCAAGAAAGATGTATCAGAAGGTCAGAGATGCTATGAATTCATTCTTGAAAGTCTCTCAGTGTACGGACAGCACTTTGATGCGCAATTTAGCTGTGATCAGTGGGGATTCAAGGAAACGCCAGATGAATATGGAGATGTATATGTATATTTTTATCCGAAACCTCTTGAAAATCTTTTGAAAAATAATGGATTCTCCAGAAAAGCCTTTTCGGCCTGGGCGATTAATCGAGAGTTAATCAAGCACACAGGAAAAAGAGATACGGTACTAAAAAGAGACGGTGGAAGTGTAATGAGGCTTATTGCGGTAAAGATTGTTGATATAAAAAGTCTTGAAAACGAGCAAGAAAATGAGGTTATTGAAACTGGTTTTCTGCCAGCTGATGCCGAAACAAATGTTCCGTTTTCGTAATTTGTAACCATGTAACCGTTGTAACACGAAAAAAAACATCCTATAGGAGAAAGTTTGAGAGTGTATAAAAAACATATACTCTAGTGATTCTCCTATATAAAAACCTTGGTTACATTGGTTACACGGTTACACACCTCTGAAGCCCACATAAAATAAGGGTTTGTGGCGTAACCAGTGGATTAAAAAAGCCGGTTACACACGGGTTACAAAATTAAAAAGTATATGCAATTAGATTTATTATAACAAAATTAACTGAATATTGCAAAAATATTCAGTTAACATAATTATTACAAGGAGTGGTTACAAAATGAAAAAAGACGATCTCAATAAAAAGCAAAGATATGCATTAGATACAATGCTGTCTGGCAGTAATGTTTTTCTGACAGGTGACGCAGGAACAGGCAAGACAACGGTTATCCAAACGTTCATCGATGAGGCGGAAAAAGCTGGTAAAAATATTCTGGTATCCGCCACTACTGGAATTGCAGCGGATAATATCGGATATGGGGCAACTACCGTACACCGAGCATTGAATATTTCAATTAAATTTGAGGACTATAAGAAAAAGGTGAAATCCAGAGCTGAACTTCTGAAAGAAGCAGATGTTCTTATCATTGATGAAATCAGCATGTGCCGGTTCGATTTGTTCAATATGATTGCAAAGACGATCATCACGGAGAATGAAGAGAGAGCAGTTGACAGACTTCTGATCGGAGAGGACAAAGAAGACATTCAGTTAATCGTGATAGGTGATTTCTACCAGCTTCCGCCAGTTATTACGACAGACGATCGAAAAATTCTCTGTCGGATGTATGGATCTGATTATGGAAAGGGTGGAAAGTATGAACATGGATATGCTTTCATGTCTGAATACTGGAAAGAAATGGGATTTGAATATATCAAACTTGATGAGGTATGCAGGCAGAATGATGAGGGATTTAAGTATGTGCTGAATGATATTAAATATGGCAACAATATTAGAAAATCCATTGCATATCTGGAGAACAACGAATCAGACAAAGTTATACCGGAAGCGCCGTTCTTGGTTGGCACTAATGCAGAAGCTGACAGAATTAACAATACTTTCCTTGGCAAGTTGGATAAAAAGACCGAAAAAGTGTTTCATGCAGCAGTTGACGGCGAGCTAACATCTGCCGATATTAAGAACATTGCATTTGCCAGAGAGGACTTAATTCTTAACATCGGTGCAAAAGTGATGATTACAGTCAATGATTTGTCTGGAAACTACGTTAATGGAACGATTGGCATCATTCAGAAAATTGTGGAAAACGGAGAATTTGAAAAATCTTATCTGGTTATCAAAACTGATAAGGGCAAAACAGTTAGCTTATATAGATACAATAAAGACATTGAGAAACAGGTTATTGAGGAATCCGAACAAGAAAAGGATGGTCGGAAGATCGTGAAAGAGAAGATTGTCCGTAAGAAAGTAGGCTCTTTCTCTCAGTTCCCGGTAAAACTTGCCTGGGCAATCAGCATTCATAAATCACAGGGACAGACATTTGAAAAAATCAACATTGACCCTTGCTGTTGGGATCCTGGACAGTTCTATGTGGCTGTTTCCCGGGCTAAATCAGCTAACGGCATACATTTTATCAGACCGATAAAACAGAGCTATATAAAGGCGTTTAGCAAGGATAACGAGCGACTTCTTGAACAGAGTTTTGAGGTAGAAGAAGGTGCGTAAGTATGAGAGTGACGCATGAGCAGATACCGAACACCATAAAGTTTTTACAGATTGACTTTCCGGCACTGGTCCTCCAGACTGCCGGAATTGAGGCAAAAGATGAATACTGGCAGCAGGTAGTTGAACAGATCCATGTTGTATCTGAAAAATATAACAAAAATGGATTTGTAGATCACATGCTTGTTGCTTATTCGAATTATCTTTCCAAGATGTTTAATAAGGCAAAAGAATTGGAAAAGGAGAATCAAAATGCCGTACAACACAAAGAATAGATACGAACAGGGACAGGCTCTCAGGAAAGAAATTTATATGTATATCGTCAGTTATATTAAACTGGTTGGATATGCACCGTCGATTACAGAGATTTCTGAAAGGGTGGATGCCGGGAGAACTACGGTCTGGAAGCATATCAATAATCTGGTTGATGATGGTTTGCTCAAGACGAACCACCCCAGTACCGACAGGGCATATACTCCAGTTGGGTACGGAATAAGAAAGATAAACAAGGAGATAAAATGAAACTTTATGACATTGTTGCAGCAGACGGTGAATTTGTAGAGTCCTTGACACAAAGAGAAATCATGAATAAATTCGGACTTACAAAATGCAGATTCCGTACATTCTTGGATAACAGCTATCTGATTGACGGCAAATATTGGATAGATGACTCCGCTGAAGATATGCAGGTGACTAGAAACGGATGCCGGAAGATGTTAAAACAGTTTGATGCTTTAACAGAAAACATAAGGAGGTTTGTTGGATGGGAAGCCTAAAAATCAAGCAGAAAAAGAAAGCATTCATTCCATATACAAATAAACAATCTCATATGTTCGCACAGTCTATCCAGAACTGCCAGAAAGAGTTAAAAGAGATGGAGTTAAAAGCCTTTGATGATGGGTTCGAGGATGGAAAGAACTGGTCTGACGTGCTGAATTTTGTGATTTTGTTCTATGTAATGCACGAATTACATGGATGGGGATGGAAACGTTACATGAAGTCCGTAAAAAGAATTAATAACTACATCAATGATATCAATTCTGGAAAAACATCATTGTCTGAAATGGTTGATGATTTGGAAAAGAAGCATCACATTCAGATTTGTGATGATTATAAGGAGCTGATTGAGAGATATGGAGCGTAAAGCTGCACCGATGATTTATATACAGAATAACGGACAGGTAGCATTTGGGTAAATGAAAGTAGGACGAGAAATGAATATTAAGTTAAAAGAAATCAGCAGAGACGATTTAAAGGTAGGAGATACCGTCGGAATTGCCAGAACGGTGAATTGCGGGTGGTTATCGACGTTCCGACATAGAAAAATTATTCCGGTTAAGATTACAAGAATCACTCCAAAAAGAACCAAGATCGAAACAGATATATATGAAGAACATGGAAAAGGCGAAAAGTTTTACGAATACGATGAAAATGCCAGAAAAGAAAATGAACTTCTGGCTGAAGCTATTGGAAAAGTACTTATGAACAAAATGGTCTTTCAGATGCCAGCGGATAGTGAGGTGGTTGTATGATTACATTCTTATTAGGATTCACCCTTGGAATCATAGTCGGCGTGACCGGACTTGTATGTGTAGCGATCATGTACGACAAGCACCACCCAGACGAATAGAAAGGAGAACGGTATGCTGACAAGGAATAAAAAGCTGAAGGACTACGGTATTCCGGAAGAGGATATTGAAAAACTGAATACGATGCTGAAAGACTTCCCGGCAGAGTACGGATACCTGCTTACCAGTGCCGCCTTGTCAGCTTGCCCGAAAAATACGGTGATAGCGGATATGGTTGTTGAGAATATCTTACACCGGAAAAGTTACAGGAAAATCAGCAGAGAAAGATATATCCCGATGAATCCGAAAGACTTTTATGGATACAGGCGCAAGACCGTCGCTGTACTGTATGAAAGGATGAGGTTGTTGGGAGTGTGGGAGGGGGAATAAAAAATGTGCCTTGTATGGTTGGCAATTATGTTTGTTTGTTGGATTTTAGGTGCAAAAATATCAGACATCAATGTTGCAATGATAGCAATTTTCTATATTGGTGATTGCATTTCTGACCTTGCAAAAGCAATTGAGAGAAGGAGTGAAAAATGAGTAGATTAATTGATGCAGAAGATTTAATTGAATATATTAAAATCTGGGAAATTGGAAATAGTATTAGTTCCGACCAAAAAGAGTTTATTGACTGTATTAATAGACAACCAACAGTTTTTGATGTAGATGAAGTTGTTCGGCAGTTGGACACATACATAACAAAACTGGTCGGAAAAAATTCCGCACTATATCAGACAGTTATGCAGATCGTGAAAGGCGGTGGAGTTGAATGAGAGAAATTCTTTTTAAGGCAAAGCGGATTGATAATGGCAAATGGATTGAGGGATATTACACGGAGTGCAGTGGAAAAGCATTTGTTGGCATTGATATATCCAGTATGTTTGAGATTTTTTGTGCTCCTGTAATTAAATGGTTTAGAGTTAACCCAAAAACCCTCTGCCAGTTCACCGGACTTTGCGACAAGAACGGTAAAAGAATCTGGGAAAATGACATTCTGATGGCACACTTGGACGAATCTTACCCAGAAGATGCGACATATGAAACTATTGAATGGGGCATGTCGGGATGGGTAACACGCGAAGCCGGTAGCACAGACAGACAATATCTTGATAAGTTTGATCTGGAACATTTTGAAGTAGTTGGGAATATTTTCGACAATCCAGAATTGTTGCAGGAGGAGTCAGATGAGTAAATCAGTATTAGTGATAGACACACCAGAAAATTGCTATGATTGCCCGTTCGGAACTTCATACTGCGGTGAACTTGAATATGTGGGTTATTGTGAATTAGCTGATTGTTTAGATTATGATGTAATTCTGATGACAGAAGAACATTATGATTACGAAAGCAAATCAAGACCTAAATGGTGTCCATTGAAGCTGTTACCAGAGAAGAAAAGTACAACTGCACCCGTGAGCAATTACGAAGTGCAGAAAAACTTATTTGCCGACGGTTGGAATGCCTGCTTGAGAGAAATTACAAAAACAAGCGATGAAAATGAGCGATAAAAAGCAAGCGATAAGAGGTGAAGTAGATGGAGAGATTAACAGAAAGAGAAAGAAATGTTGATGGTACAGGAGTTGCAAAAGAAGAAATTACGGATGGATTATTAAAACCGTTTGCGGATAAAATTCTTACGAAACTTGCTGTTTATGAAGACTTAGAAGAACAGGGATTGCTTGTGAGATTGCCGTGTAAGGTTGGAGATACGGTTTGGGTGGTAACATCGCCAATTAATGTGTTTGGTTATGATGAATATGATGGAGATGCGGAATATGAAGTATATGAATCTTTTTTATCAAGCGTATCTTATTATGCGTCTGGAGAACAATTCAGAATTTACGCAAAAGTAACGAATAGTTTTATTGTGGCATACTTTAGAGAATGTGATTTTGGAGAATCTATATTCCTCACCCGTGAAGATGCTGAGAAGAAGTTGGAGGAGATGCAGAATGGATGATTATTTCTTTCCTACTATTGTTTGTGAAATAAAAGATTTGAAACCACTTAAAGATCTTGGCGATATTTTGAAATGTAAATTTATTTTTTCTGATTTTACTCTTAGATTGATTGATGGAGATAAAGTACATGAGGCACTTATACAACTTTACAGTCGAGAGTTATTGCTTGATGAAGGAATGGTAGTAGTTCCAGAGCCTATACCAGAAAAAGAAGATAAATTTCCGGAAGTGTCGTATTATATTCAATTTTCAGAAAAATATGGCATGCAGATAATGGTGGGACAAGTTACGGATGTCGAGGATGAAGTATATCGGAGATACGAAAAAATTGACCACGACTATTGTACACTCATAATACGAGCATTGATAACCATAATGGAAAAGATTGAATCAAGGGAAAAAGCTATAAGAAAAGTAGATAGAAGCAGAAAAGTCAATAGCAGGGGGAAAAATCATTTGTCAAAAAAAGATAATAAAATTTTTCTTCTTGATGATTTGATTGAATATGTTGTAGAGAATAATCTATATCAAAAATCCGTAAAACATAGTCAAATCAGCTGCCCATGTTGGAGCGTAAGAGGACATTACAGAACGTACAAAAGCGGTAAGAAAGTATTTGTAAAGCCTTTCGAAAAAGGAAAGAAACGCGGAAAAGTAGCACCAAAACAGCATGTTTATACGATTTGAGAGGAGTGATAAATATGCCAGACAAACCTACACCAGACATAACGCCAAACCTTGCTATATCAGCATACCACGTACTACAGCAATATTGTACTGGACAGCCAGCGGATTGCAAAGGCTGCGGATTCTACGAACACTGTCCAGAATGTTTTCGAGGCATGCCATGCGACTGGAGTTTGAATGAAGAAGGTGAAATAAATGAAGCTGAGAAAGGCAACACTGATTGATTACGGAGTGCCGCCGGACGATATACCAACATTACAAAGTCACTTGCGGAATCTTAGCGAAAGCGATAAATACAATCTGCTGCAGGTATCTATCAAATATGCACCCGGAATCGAATCACAAATCTATGACAGCATCGTGAACAGCATCGGCTATCGGACAATGGAGAAGGTCAGGACGGTTCCTGCAACAGAAAATGACTTTTATGGCTACAAACGCAAGGTCATGGCGGAATACTATCATCTGGCCAAATTGATTGGCAGACTTTAAAAAAACTTAAAAATTTATAAAAGTGGTAGAGAGCTAAATCTCCCCAGTGTGGTATTATATTTGTATATAACTGCTATACTGGGGACTTTTTTGAATTGAGGTGATGATATGGCGAACTTAAAAACAGTTACAAGAAAACTTCAAAAAGCTATATTATCCACCGGATTAATCATAAAAATCGGAACATCGCAATTCTACAGCCATGAGCAGGAGCGATTGATAACAGTAACAATTATATCAACACCTACACTTCATCTCACAAAAAGAGGCAAATGGAAAGATTGCGATTATGAAATATTACGAACTGCATCCCAGTACGATGTGGTCATGTGCCTAAAAGAAATATGGGAGGCGGTCAGAAAATGAGGATAGACAGAGGTGATTAGATGGACTTAACGCCTAAACAGAAAGCGTTTGCAGATGAATATATAAAGAATGGCGGAAATGCATCTGATGCCGCGAGGAAAGCCGGATACGCGCCTAAAAGCGCTGATGTAATAGGGCGCGAGAACTTACGGAAACCTACGATTTCAGCATATATAGCCGAAAAACAGTCCCTCATCGAAAAACAAAAAGGTACTGACATCATGTCTCTGGCAGAAATTCAGCAACGCCGTTCCATGATCGCAAGAGGTGAGCTGACCGATTCATTCGGATTCGCCCCGGACTTCTCCGATCAGCTCAAATCTATGAATGATCTGGAAAAAACATTAAAAATTAAGCAAGAGCAGGAAGAAAAGAAAGCAGCAGAGGAAGCTGCTAGAAATGCGAAGCCGTACCACATGGATCTGTATAACATTCCTGATTGCTTTCACCAGACTATTAGAGATATTCGAGACAAGGAACATCTGGAGTATGTATTTAAGGGCGGACGTGGCTCCACGAAATCAACCACTGTTGGAATGACTATAATAGAGCTGATGAAGAACAATCATGATATTCATGCTGTGGTTTGCCGTAAGGTTGGGAATACTATTAAAGATTCTGTATACAACAAAATCAAATGGGCTATTGGAAAACAGGAATTTACAGAAGAATTTGATTCTAAATTGTCACCTATGGAAATTACACTGAAATCAACCGGACAAAAGATATACTTCCGTGGTGCTGATGACCCTGACAAGATTAAATCCATTAACCCTGAGTTTGGATATATTGGCATTCTCTGGTTTGAGGAGTTGGACCAATTCTCTGGTCCGGAAGAAATTCGTAAAATTGAACAGTCGGCTATCCGTGGTGGTGACCTTGCATGGATATTTAAGAGCTTCAATCCACCAAAAACAATGAATAACTGGGCTAATAAGTACGTTCTTGAGCCGAAAGAAAACAGAATAGTACATTCATCCACTTATTTAGACGTTCCGTCAGAGTGGTTAGGGCAGCCATTTATTGATGAAGCGGACCACTTGAAAGAAGTAAATCCCAATGCTTATGAACATGAGTATATGGGAGTTGCGAATGGAAACGGCGGTAATGTATTTGAGTATCTGGAGATTAGAGATATCGCAGACGAAGAAATCAGTCGCATGGATCGTATTTTCGCTGGTGTAGATTATGGATGGTACCCGGATGCCTTCTGCTATCTCCGAACATATTACGATTCTGCCAGAGAGAAAATATATCTGATTGACGAATTGTATGTAAATAAATGGAGCAACTCCAAGACCGCTGATTGGATTAAGAAAAAAGGCTATGATGATTACACGATGATATGCGATTCTGCGGAGCCTAAATCTGTGAATGACTTCCGGGATGCCGGACTTCCTGCCAGAGGAGCAATCAAAGGGCCGGGAAGTATCGAGTATGGTTTTAAATTCTTGCAAACAAAGACCATAGTCATTGACCCGAAGCGGACACCGAACGCATATAAGGAAATCACGGAATATGAGTACGATCGAGATAAAGAGGGAAATGTAATAAGTGGTTATCCTGACGGAAACGATCACGCTATATCGGCTCTCAGATATGCTTATGAGCCGTTGTTTAACAGGAGAGGTTACAGTGCGTAATGGGACTTATAACAACACTAAAAAGGTGGTTTAACATGATTTTCAAAAAACAAGCCGAAGAGGATTTTGATATCCAGGCAGCAGAATTCCCAGAGATGGAAACACTGATTAATCGATGTGCGAACATTTACAGAGGTGCGCCGGAATGGTTAGATGATAAGAATAATATCAAGACGATTAATTTTGCAAAATCCGTCTGCTCAGAAACAGCCCGGCTCGCAACATTGGCGATCGGCATTCAGATAGATGGTTCCGCAAGGGCGGCATGGCTACAGGAGCAGATTGATAAGGTATATTTCCAGATTCGTCACTGGGTGGAATATGGCTGTGCTTACGGAACCGTGTTCATTAAGCCAAACGGCGAGAGCCTTGACGTATTTACTCCAGCAGATGTGATGATCGTGGATTACGATAATCAGGAGATTAAAGGGATTATATTTAAGGATTCGTATACTGTTGGACGGAAATACTATACACGGCTTGAATATCATAGATTTGTTGAGACAACAGTGGACGGAGCGACAATCTATCCGTACTATGTTTCTAACAGAGCTTATGTATCAAAATCTCCTCAGTCAATCGGTGATAAGATCGACCTCAAACAAACCAAGTGGGCTGACCTAATGGCAGATACGCCGCCGATACTCAAGGCAAACGGTGAGAAGCTGGACGGACCTCTGTACGGAGTACTGCGGACACCGCAGGCAAATAACGTGGATATTAACGCACCATTAGGTTTGCCAATATTTGCCGAAGCCATTGAGGAGTTAAAAGACCTCGACATTGCATATAGCAGAAACGCCGGAGAGATTTTCGATTCTCAGAAGATTGTTCTGGCAGATGATAGACTGCTGATGCCAAGCGGTACGCCTGTATCAGCTATGTCGCCACAGGGCATGGAGAACAGACGGAACGAGATGAGATTGCCACATTTTGTTAAGAATGTATTCGGACAACTTGAAAAAGAGTTCTACCAAGAAATCAATCCACAGCTCAACACAGATACCCGTATAAGCGGCATAAACGCCATTTTAAGCCAGTTAGGGTACAAGATTGGATTCTCCAACGGATACTTTGTATTTAACGAATCTAGCGGCATTCAGACGGCTACAGGAGTAGAAGCGGAACAGCAGAGGACAGTGCAGTTCATTAAAGATGTTCGAGACAAACTGGAATCCTGTCTGGACGAAGTTATTTACGCATTGAACGTTTACGCTGACCTGTACGGGCTTGCACCGGTTGGGGCTTATGAAGTCAATTATGATTTCGGAGATATCCTATATGTGCGTGAAAATGATCGTGCAAGATGGTGGCAGTATGTTACTACAAATAAAGTTCCGGCATGGTTGTATTTCGTGAAATTCGAGGGAATGACAGAGGAAGAAGCTAAGGCAATGGTCGAAGAAGCTCAGCCAGACGAACCGAAATTATTTGGAGAGGAGTAAAAAAAGATGGCGGATAAACCAGTAACGAGAGAAGAAAAATATCTTGCGTACTTGACAGGTGATTATACAGGCGAACTCCCGAAGCCAATTACGCGAAAAGAGAAGTATTTATACGAATTGTGCCTAAAAGGAATAGGCGGTGAGATTTCGCCGGAAGAAATCAAAGCTGCAGTAAATGAGTACCTTGAAAAGAATCCGGTCAAGCCCGGAGCCACCACAGAACAGGCACAGCAGATCGAGCAGAACAAGACGGATGTTGCGTCGTTGAAAGAGGAAACTAGTTCGCTAAAGGAAGATCTAAATAACATATTATCGCCAAATCTTTTTAATCCGAAAGACGCAAAAGAAAATACTGCTATTAATCAGGACGATGGAACAGAAATGTCTTTTGATGGTTGGATTGCAACTGGATATATTTCTGTATCTAAAGGAGATGTTCTGTATTTTAGTTCAAATAATGAGCCAACTCCATATAGTACAGGTGCTTTTTATGATAAAAATAAACAGCGAGTAGATTCGTTTGGCAACCCGAATAATAATAATAATATAGCAGTCACGTCTGATGGGTATGCAAGATTTTCTTTCGGTTCAAAAAAAGAAAAGTTGCAGATTGAAAAAGGCTCAAGAACCACATATATTCCGTATGGTGAGCTTAAAGTTAAAGCAGATGTGGATAATATAAAGAAAGACACTGGTAATATAAAAGCCGAAGTAAGTGGAGTCAAAGCCGAAGTTGTAAAAATACAGGAAGACCATACAAATCTTTTTAATAAGAATACTGTGACCAAAGGTGCTGTGTTATCAGAAAGTGGTTATTTAGAAACTAGCTTTTCTTCATGGGATTCAAGTGATTACATTCCTGTAAAACCAGGAATGATTCTCTATTTTAGTAGCAACGAGCTTCCTATTGGTGTGGCAAGCACGGGCGCGTATTTTGATGCAGATAAAAAATATTTGTCTGGCATAAACAATGAACCTACCGTATTAACAGTTCCAAACGGCGCATATTATTTGAGATTCTCTAAAAATGAAGGATTAGGAGATACTTTAAACACATTAAAAATCGAGCAACATGGTATCACAAAATTCACTCCATATGGAGAACTTTATGTTACGGTGAACGAATCGGCATTACCAAACTCGATTCTTCCAAAATGGAAAGGATTAAAGATTCTTACACTTGGTGACAGCATCACCGCTATGGGTGGTGTAAACGGATGGACGCATTGGATTAAACAGTATCTCCTTGCTGATAAGGTTGTGAATGTATCTGTTGCGGGTTCTACATGGCAAGATAAAGTCGCTAATCAAACCTATGACGGAAATCCACAGCCATCTACGGATGGCAATGTAATGGGAAATCAAGTAGAGAAAGTGCTAAATGCAAAAGCAAACGGAGATGCAGATTATCAGGACTTTGATGTGATTACATTCTCATTTGGAACAAATGATTCTGTTGATTTCTCTGTGCAGACAAAAGAAAGTGTGGAATCACAGTTTATCACGAATTATGCTCAGAATAATTTTACAGTTGTTCCGCTTGAAAGTGTGAATCGACAAACATTAGCAGGTGCTATCCGATATGGTTTTCAAAAGTTGCATGAAGCGTATCCGAATGCAGTGATTTTCATGTGTACACCAACACAAGAATGTTATGAAACTTTCGATAGCATTTACCAGAAAGGTGATTTCATCAATTTTGTTGCCGATAGGCTTGGTGCAGAAACCATTGACACTCGTAGATGTGGAATCAGAAATATATATGAAAGCCAAACAACGATTGATTATGACCATCCAGAGCAATCTGGTACGGCACCAATTCAGACTGATTTGCTTGATGGTATTCACACAAATGAAAACGGTGCAAAGAAGATTGCCAAATACAATGCAAGGGAAATTATGAAATATTTCATGATTAACTAAAGAGAGGGCTTTAGTTAACCAGTAAAATTCAAAACATGTACCACGACTTTTATCGAAAGAGGTGATATACTATGCTTAGTCCAGAATATTTACAGCAAATTACAGAGGGCAGTGAACGAATTGCCGAAGAACTGCATCAATATATCATCTCTGAGATCGTGTCGAGAATGATGGCAAGAATCGGCAGAGGTGAAGACTATATTCTAACCAATGCCGATGCGTGGAGAATCAGAACACTACAGGAATCTGGTGAACTGCTAGAGGACATTCTAGCAGAATTATCCAAATACACCAAACGTGAACAACAGGAACTTCTTGAAGCGTTTGAAGATGCCGGAATCACTGCAATGAACTATGATGATAAGGTATATAAGGCGGCAGGATTAAGCCCTGTACCGCTCGAACAATCACCGGCTATGATAAGACTCATGGAGCGAAATATGCTTGCGACTATGGGAGAGTGGAAGAACTTTGCAAGAACGACCGCAAGTGCCGCTCAGAGACTCTATATCGAGCAATGTGATCTTGCATACAATCATGTGATGACTGGGGCAGTTGGATATACGCAAGCCATCAAAGAGGCAGTTAATAACGTTGTATCAGATGGTGTTACCGTCACGTATCCATCTGGCAGAAAAGACACGATTGAAACAGCAGTAGCACGTTCTGTCAGAACTGGTGTGGCTCAGGCTACGGGAGATATATCCTTAAAGCGCATGGAAGAAATGGACTGGGATTTAGTTCTGGTCAGTGCGCACATAGGAGCCAGAACAGGTGACGGAGGTCAGAATCCGGGCAATCATTCATCATGGCAAGGTAAGATATACTCTCGTTCTGGCAAGAGTAAGAAATTTCCACCATTCTCATTGACTGGATATGGAACGGCAAGCGGACTGTCAGGAGTCAACTGTCGGCATAGTTTTGGAGCCAGTGATGGGGAATTTAATCCTTATGCAGAACTATCGGCACAGGACAAAGTTGACAAAGGCAAACAGTACGAAAAAGAACAGCGGCAACGCACTTATGAGCGAAGAATCCGCAAAACGAAGCGTGAAGTTCTTGGAATGCAAGCGGCGGTTGATAACTGTAATGACGAACAGACAAGATTTGCACTTCAGCAAGACCTTGACCGGAAGTCTTATCTTTTACAGAAACAAAATGCTGCATACAAAGATTACTGTAAGCAGAACGGCTTAAGGGAATTGCAAGACCGACTCATGATAGCGAAGTGGAACCGCCAGAACGCCGCAAAAGCCAGAGGAGCGGCAAAACGATATAAGACAGCAAAGGGGATTGACTGATGGATAGATGGGAATATTTCAATCCTAATCCTGTTAAGGACAAGAGAACGGGAGATTGCGTTGTCCGGGCAATATGCAAGGCGACCGGATTCGACTGGGAAACAGTATTCGCCGGATTAATGGTACAGGCGTGTACTCTGTCAGATATGCCATCGGCTAATTACGTTTGGGGAGCGTATCTCTATAAGCATGGATACAGACGCAAGCTAATTGAACAGTCAGAACGATATATCTATACAGTCAACGACTTTTGCGCAGATCATCCGACAGGCACATACATTCTCTGCATAGATGGTCATGTAGTGACGGCACAGAATGGAAAATATTTCGATACATGGGATTCCGGAAATGAGATCCCGGTATATTACTGGGAAAAGGAGAATAAATGAGCATATCAGAATTTGTACAGATTTTTCTCTCTATCTGCGGAGGGGTGTCCATTGTTGGAGGGGCGGCAGCTGTAATCTTTAAGTGGATTACTCCAGCATTCCGACTTAATAAACGAGTAGAGACACTGGAAGAACATGACAAACGAGATTACGAGAGCCTTCGGAGAATCGCAGAACGAGATTCATTAATTCTGGAAGTGTTATCAACCATGTTGGACAGTCAGATTAGTGGAAATAACGTCGAAGAATTAAAAAAAACAAAACAGAAGCTTACAAATTATCTTGCACAGAATCAGCGCTAATTGCATTAATAAGAGGTATGCTCATGAAATTATATGTATTCACAAAGAAAGACATAGACAGATTCTTAATAGAGTGTAATTTTACACCGGATGAAGAAATGCTGTTCCGGCTGAGATGTAAGGAATATACACTCGAATACTGCGCTGAACAGATGAACGTGAGTATATCCACGGCGAAGCGGTTAAGCCGGAGGGTGAACAATAAAATAATTAAAGTGTGCTGATACTTTTTAGACACTAATTAGAGCCAGAAACGAACTGTTTCCGGTTCTTTTTTTATGCAAAAATATAATCAGAAAGGCGGTGCATAAGATGGCATTATATAACAATCCTTATCAATATAGCTTCGGCGTTCCGGGACAGATGAATCAGTTCCAGCAGCAGCCTGTCCAGATGTCAGCTCAACCAGTACAGCAACCCCAACAGAACAACAATGGCATCCTGTGGGTATCTGGCGAAGTTGGTGCAAAATCCTATCTGGTAGCACCCGGCACAAGCGTCCTGCTGATGGACAGTGAAAGCGAAAAGTTCTACATAAAATCCACAGACGTTTCTGGTATGCCACAGCCATTACGGACATTTGAATACCATGAAATAGGCACTCAGATGCCACCTAAACAGCCTGCTCAGAACATGGACAATAAATATGTCACCAGACAGGAATATGACGATTTAAAGGCCAAATGTGACGCTATAGCAAGTCGATTAAATTCTTTTTCTGAACCTGTTAGAGCTAATACCGCACAGGAATCAGCAGTCAAGGGAGGAAACGCAGATGAGTAATCCATTATTCAATGCCCTCGGTAGTGGGATGTCACAGGGAAACGGGCCAATGCAGATGATACAGCAGTTTATGCAGTTTAAACAGAATTTTAAGGGAGACCCGAAAGCAGAAGTTGAGAAGATGTTACAGTCCGGACGGATTTCTCAGCAACAGCTTAATCAGGTTCAGCAGATGGCGGGACAATTTCAACACATGTTAAAAGGAATAAAATAGTACATTACAATCTGGCCAGATTGATGTAAATACACAAAAAGGAGATTATATTATGGATGGAAATTATAGCTTAGCAGATATTGCCGCCGCTACTGGAAACGGTAGAAATAATGACGGCATGTTTGGCGGAGATGGTAGCTGGTGGATTATTGTTTTATTCATTTTTGCTTTCTTCGGATGGGGAAACAACGGCTGGGGCAATAATGGCAATGGCGGCGGATATGCAGCCACAGCAGCTACTCAGGCAGACATTCAGAGAGGATTCGACAATTCAGCGGTAATCAGCAAACTTGATGGAATCAACAGTGGCCTGTGCGATGGTTTTTATGCCATGAATAATGGTATGCTTACCGGATTCAATGGAATCAACACAAACATCATGCAGACCGGCTTTGGAATCCAGCAGGCAATCAATGCTGATACTGTAGCGAATATGCAGAACGCCAACGCTTTACAGGCACAGCTTGCGAACTGCTGTTGTGAAACCAGGGAAGCTATCCAGGGCGTAAACTACAATATGGCACAGAATACCTGCGCATTGCAGAACACAATGAACAGTAACACAAGAGACATTATTGACAGTCAGAATGCAGGAACAAGAGCCATTCTTGACTATCTTTGCAATGAAAAGATTTCTAGTCTGCAGGCTGAGAATAATGATCTCAGACGTGCTGCATCTCAGGATCGCCAGAGCGCACTTCTCACAACTGCAATGGCTTCTCAGACACAGCAGCTCATTAATGCAATCAATCCAGCACCGATTCCGGCATATCAGGTTCCTAACCCGAACACATATTACGGATGTGGATGCGGATGCAACACCGGATGCAATTGCTGATAACTTCATATCGAGAGTATCTTTCGATTGATTTCGGATGTCGGCTTATGCCGTTATTACACAGAGGGGCAGGCTGAGACCTGTCCTTTTGTGATATGAAAGGAGTATTTTTATGGCAGAATTTACAAATGTGGCTGCTCAGACTGTAGCAGCAAATGGAAACGTAGTATTTTCAAACACAGCAGTTAAAGGTTCTAACTGCATTCAGCACAGAGAGGGAAGTGGAATCATCACTCTAAGAGGACTGACTAACCAGTGTAAAGCGAGATTCTTCGTGGATTTTTCTGGTAATATCGCAATTCCAACAGGCGGTACTGTCGGAGCTATCTCACTGGCTATTGCAATTTCTGGTGAGCCGGTTCTTTCTTCTCAGATGATTTCCACACCGGCAGCAGTAAATCAGTACAATAATGTGTCCGCAGGTATCTATATTGATGTGCCTCGCGGGTGTTGCGTTAATATCGCAGTAGAGAACACAAGCGATCAGGCAATATCTGTTGCGAACGCAAATATTGTTGTGACCAGAGAAGCGTAGGAGGTGCGATTATGAGAGACATTAAAGACTTATGTGCAAGAATTGAAGACGAACTGTCCAAAATCGCTGATAATGGACTGACCACTGGAAATCTGGAAATGACATACAAACTGATTGATATGTACAAAGACATAAAGAACACGCAGTACTGGGACAAGAAAGTGGAGTACTATAACACTGTCCTTGATGAGATGCGTGGCGGATACAATGACGATTACAGCGAACGCGGAAGAAAGCGCGACAGCATGGGGAGATACAGCGCAAATGACGGCAGAATGATGCCGGATTATGACCGAGGCAGTTCTTATGCCAGACGTGGTGAGCATTATGTTAGAGGACATTACAGCCGCTCTGACGGACGAGATGCTTATGACGACTATATGACACAGAAACAGAGCTATCGTTCCGGCAAGTCTGAAGACTGCAAAAGAAAGATGCTCGCCGCATTGGAAGAACATCTGGACGAACTTACAACAGAAATGAGTGATATGTCCAAGGATGCAGAGTGCCGGGAAGAACGTGATCTTGTCAAGAGATACGTAGAAAAACTCCGTGATATGCTCTAAAAACACAAAAGTGGTAGAGAGGTAGTTAAAAGAAATCTGTTATAATGTAATTGTGCAGCAGGAAGCACAAGTAAAACGATTGTTTTTGACATTTTCGTTTTAATCCTCCTTTCTTTAATTTAGTAGCTGGTACGCACGCTTTAACGGAAAGTTGAACAGGTTCGAATCCTGTCGTGCGTATTTGCCATCTGGCACGCAAGATGGCTCACCTCCTTGATTAAGGTTTTTGTTATTCATACTTTTCTTTTAAAAAAGAAATAAATATCCGAAACAACTCGTGGCAGGCATGACACGTTAAACACCTTGCTAACCCGGGAATCCGGGTTATGTGGAATGTACGCTAGTGGAAAACTGACAGAGTCGCACTCTGGTCTCCGGTTCGATTCCGGGCGCTCCGCTTTAATCCGCTTAGAGTTAAGCTGTTTGTATACAGGTGGTCTATGTCTCAGGTGGATTTACGCTATAGCGAAAGAAGTGAAATTCACCCCAGTTTCTTTTTAGAGGGTTGGCCGTTATAGGCGGCATGGAATGTAGCTCAGTGGTAGATCGCACTGTAAATGTGAGGTCGCAGGTTCGATTCCTGCCTTTCCGATTACCTCGCCAGTGGTCTAACTGGCTTAATCCATTTACCTGCGGCGGCAGGTCAATAAACACGACCAGGAGGATGTTATGCAGAAACTTATTGATACATTAAAATCATTTGGAATTGAAATCCCGGAGGATAAACAGGCAGATGTAAAGAAAGCACTTTCTGAGAATTACAAGAATACAAAGGAAGTGGCGAAAACTCTGTCGAAAGTCGAGGGTGAACGCGATAACTGGAAAGAACGCGCTGAGACAGCAGAGGAAACCTTAAGAGGCTTTGATGGTATCGACCCGACAAATATTAAAAGCGAGTTAGAGACTTGGAAACAGAAAGCGGCAGATGCAGAGAAAGAATTCAATGCAAAAATCTACGACCGTGATTTCTCAGATGCTCTGAAAGCGGCACTCGACGATGTTAAATTTTCAAGTGAAGCTGCAAAGAAGTCTGTTATGGCAGACATTAAAGAAGCAGGTCTTAAGCTGAAAGATGGTAAAATCCTTGGATTAAATGACCTGATCGAACAGATGAAGCAGTCTGACGCATCTGCTTTTGTGGATGAATCTCAGCAGCAGGCTCAGCAGAATCAGGCAAGATTTACCACTCACGTTGGACAGCAGCAGACACCGGGAAGCATGACTAAAAAAGATATCGAAGCGATCAAAGACCCGTCCGAGAGACAGGCTGCAATTGCTCAGAATATCCAGTTATTCCAGTGATTTTTTACACCGACTATACACCAGAGTATAGCCGCTAACCCAATGCCTTAATAATTAATTATGGGTAGAAAGGATTTTATATGGCAGCAAAAGCTAATCTTATTATGACAAATGATATTCAGGTAAAAGCACGTGAGATTGATTTTGTTACCAGATTCGAAAGAAACTGGGAACACTTACGTGAAATACTTGGTATCATGCGTCCAATCAAAAAGACGCCCGGAGCGGTTCTTAAATCAAAATATGCAGAGGGTACATTACAGAACGGAAATGTTGGTGAAGGTGAGGAAATCCCTTACAGCAAATTCGTTGTAAAAGAAAAACCCTATGCAGAAATGACTATCGAGAAATACGCAAAGGCTGTATCTATCGAAGCAATCAAAGATCACGGTTACGAGAACGCTGTTCAGATGACCGATGATGAATTCCTCTTCCAGCTTCAGACTAATGTTACTGAAAGATTTTACAACTATCTGAAAACAGGTACTCTCTCATTCACGGAAACCACTTTCCAGATGGCTCTGGCAATGGCTAAAGGTCGTGTAGAAAACAAATTCAAACAAATGCATAGAAATGTAACTGGCGTTGTTGGGTTTGTAAATATTCTGGACGTGTACGAGTATATCGGAGCAGCTGGGATTTCTATTCAGAACCAGTTCGGCTTCCAGTATGTGAAAGACTTCCTGGGATTCAATACGATTTTCTTACTGTCTGACAGTGAAATTCCGAGAGGAACAGTAATCGCTACACCTGCTGAAAATATCGTTCTGTACTATGTTGACCCGAACGAATCTGATTTCGCAAAAGCGGGTCTTGTATATACTGTATCCGGTGAAACAAATCTGATCGGATTCCATACACAGGGCAATTACCACACAGCAGTGTCTGAATCATTCGCAATCATGGGGCTTACCCTCTTTGCAGAATATATTGACGCTGTTGCTGTCGGAACTATCGACACAACTCAGACACTGGGAACCCTCACTGTAAACTCCGCAGCAGGAAGTAAGAGTGGAGATACAAAAGTAACCATTACTCCGGCAAAAGTAAACGCAGGGAATGCATATAAATACAAAGTTGCATCTTCTGAGACTGCCGTAGACTACGGACAGAATGTGAAGAACTGGAGCGCATGGGATGGCGAATCCGATATTACAGCAGCAACAGGGCAGGTTATCACGGTGGTTGAGTGTGACAGCACCTACAAGGCACTTAGTGCCGGACATGCGACTGTAACAGCAAAATGATGATCTCAGGAGGTAACTGGCATGGCTTACGCAGATTATAAATTCTATACAGAATCATTCGGCAATGTCGTGCCAGAAGCTGACTTTCCACGACTGGCAGAAAGAGCCAGTGATTTTGTGGACACAATGACGTTTGATAGACTGGTGGATGGGCTGCCAACAAATGAACGCTCACAGAAGCGCATCAAAAAGGCAGTTTGTTCATTAGCTGAATTAATGTATCAGATTGAACTTGCTGAGAAGAACGCAATCAATCAGGCTTCGACAAATCTTACCGACACAAATGTCGGGAACATCAAAGCCGGTGCAGTAACCTCTGTATCCTCCGGCAGTGAATCCATTTCCTACGCCACACCTCAGCAGATTGGAGCGAGTGCAAAGGAATGGAGTGCGGTATATGCCGCCGCCGGAGATGCACAGAAAACGAACGACTTGCTTCTTAAGACAGCTTTGCCGCTTCTGATGGGAGTAAGGACGGATGATGGAATACCAATATTGTATGCAGGAGTGTGATAGAAATGATGGAATTAAAACAGACTGTTGAAATGATGAATAGTGCAGATTACAAGGAACGCTTTAAGGCAGAGTATATGCAGGTGGTTATTCGATATAAGAAACTTGCGAATATGCTTGAAAAATGGGATAAAGGAGAACTCCCATTTACTCCTACTTGTCCGAGAAGTACTTACAATATGCAGGTAAGAGCAATGACGGATTATATTGCTGTTCTGGAAGCAAGGGCAGTTATGGAAAAAGTTGATTTGGAGGTATGATTATGGACATTTCAACACTTGGCTCATGCATCGCAATCGTTATGATTTGCTACATCGTAGGAATGGGCTGTAAAGCATCAAAAAGAATCTCTGATGAATGGATTCCAGTGATCATGGCGGTTATTGGTGGCATTCTCGGAGCTGTCGGGATGGGAGTTATCCCGGACTTCCCGGCAACGGATTATATCACAGCGGTTGCGGTCGGTATGTTTAACGGACTGTCGGCCACTGGCGTGAATCAGATTATTAAACAGACAGTGCAGAAAGAATAATTAAGGAGAGGATATCATGTATTCGTCTAAAATTACACTTTTTAATTACTACGAAAGTGCCACGACAGGAGATGTGTACTGGTATCCTCATGTGCTATCTGACGTTGACCTTATTACTGACAAAGGGGCAATCCTTAAAAAGTACGGTCCAGACGCAACAGACAACGCACAGTTACACATCCATTATACTGTCCAGAACGGCGATATAACCATTGCTGACAGGAATGGTAAGATTCTCCCATGGGTACCGCCTAAGGAGTGGAAAAGACAGATTAACAACGCTCTGGAGGATACGATTACATTCTCAGATGAATCGTTCTTCTGGGAGGGTGAGTGGACTGGCGGAACAGTATCTGATGGTGATTATCGGAGCGGATTCTATCAGTACATGAACGAGAACAAGGATAACGTGTTCAAGATTACCAGTGTAGGTGGTCCATATACACTGATTCCACATTTTGAGATTCTGGGTAAGTAATATGAGCAAGATTCATCATTTTAAAGGGTTCTCCGTAGTCGATGGAGATATGAAAATTAAACTGAATATGGACAGATTCTCCAGACAGTATCAAGAAGCTCAGTATCTCCTTGATGGAATGGTCATGGACAGTATGGTTCCGTTTATGCCGATGATTTCAGGAGACTTTATCAATAAGACAAGGGCAAGAAGTTCCTCTATGCAAGGCACAGGCTTTGTTTGTGCGGCGGCAGAGCCTTATGGCAGATTCCTCTATATGGGAAAAACGATGGTGGACGAGCTGACCGGAAGTCCTTACGCTCGGCAGTATGCGAAGAAAGTCCTTGTCAGTCAGTTCTCTGGTCAGACAGCCGCAAAGGAAAATCTTGAATACACCAAACAGGCTCACCCACGGGCACAGGCAAAGTGGTTTGACGCCGCTAAACGGCAATACGGCAGTACGTGGATTCGCAAAGTAAAAGCGCAAGCAGGAGGTGGACGACATGGCAGATAAGCCAATTGGCAAAGATGCAACCGGATATGAGATTCTGACAGATGCCATGAAAGCACTTCTGAACCAGTATCCGGGACTGTATGAAAATGAAACAATCAAGTTTGAAGAACTCGGCAAAGATTCCGGAATTGCGTTCTCGGCAGACAACGGAGCTTTGATCTATTCGGAAAAGGAAGATGTATGCGGAGTAATGCATCAGGTATGCCAGTACCCATTTTATGTAGTATACCGCACAGCATCCGACAAAGAACGGCAGAAGTTATCTGTTCAGAAATTCCTTGACAATCTCGGCAAATGGATATGTCGGGAACCAGTTGTCATAAACGGCTCTGAGACGCGCTTATCTGCTTTTCCAGAGCTTTCACAAGGAAGAGTAATAAAACGTATCACTCGTGATAATTCCTATGGCTTAGAGCCACAGGAGAGTGGTGTGCAGGATTGGTTATTGCCATTATCAGTGAGATACGAAAACACTTATGAAGTAATATAACAAGTAACAACCGGCTATCAATTAGAGATAGTCGCTAACCTACACAGCCTTTTAAAAGTTATAGGCAGAAAGGACATTTCTATGCCAGTTACAGGAAAAATTGACCGTAAATATATGGCTCATTATATCGACGCAGGCTCCCTCTGCGGAGGACTGACACCAAAATATGAGCGTCTTGGGAAAGATCTGGAAGAGTACAATATTGACCTCAACCCGGATACTGAAACATCTAAGAATATTCTTGGAGAATCCACATTTAAACATAACGGCTATGAAGCATCTTCTGATGCTGATCCATTCTATGCAGATACTACATCAGATCTGTTCGAAAAGCTTCAGCAGATCGTTGACGAACGTCTTAAAGACGATAATTTGAAAACAAGTGCAGTTGAAGTACACCTCTGGAAAGAAGCAACAGCCGGTAAATACGAAGCATACAAGCAGGATTGTCATATTGTACCGACCTCCTACGGCGGTGATACATCTGGATATCAGATTCCGTTTACCGTCAATTATACCGGCGAACGAGTAAAAGGAAAATTTGATATCAGTTCCGGCACATTTACAGCTGACAGCGAATAATTTTTAGGAGGGTATAGAAAATGGCAAAGACAATTAATACAAACATTGATGATGGATTTCTTCTTTTCACATTCACAAACAAACAGGGTGAAGTGTTTTCTTCATTCAAGTTGAACCCTACTGATATTAACGTTGCAGCAAGAGCGGAAGAATTGGAAACTTTCTTTGAGCAGGCTCAGGAATCTGTTAAAAATGTTTCTTCCAGCAAAGAGATGGCGGAGATTAATAAGCAGATTGAGGACAAAATCAATTATATGCTCGGATACGAAGCATCTAAGGATTTATTCAAAGAACCAATTACCGCAACAACTGTTTTTGGAAATGGTCAGGTGTTCGCCTATATCGTTCTGGACAAAATCAATGAAGCACTTACACCAGAAATTGAAAAAAGAAAGAAAAAAATGCAGGAAGTAGTCAATAAGTACACGGAGAAGTATACAAAATGACCGCCTATGAGTTACCCACCTCACTAAATATCAGTGGGGTGGATTTTTCTATCAGAACGGATTTTCGAGTGATTATAGATATTCTCATAGCCATGAATGACCCAGAACTGGATGAACAGGCGAAAGCTGTTGTTATGTTACAGATTCTGTTTGAGGACTGGCAAAGCATACCCCCAGAACATCTTACAGAAGCTTGTCAGAAAGCTTGCGAGTTTATTGACTGCGGTCAAGTTGACGATAGTCCGAATAAACCTAAACCCCGCTTGATGGACTGGGAACAGGACGGAGATATGATCGTGCCGGCTGTAAACAAGGTTGCTGGTAAAGAAATCAGATCAGTACCTTATATGCACTGGTGGACGTTCTTTGGATATTTCATGGAGTCTGGCGAGTGCCTTTTTAATACCGTAGTTGGAATTCGTTCAAAAAAAGCAAAGGGCGAAAAGCTCGACAAGTGGGAAAAGAAATTCTATCAGGAAAACAAGAATATTATTGACATAAAAACACGTCTCAGCGATGAGGAGCAAGCTTATAAAGATAAGCTGAATGAGATGTTGAACCTCAAATAGTTAGGAGGTGGACGCATGGCTGCTGATGGTTCGATCATTATTGATACCCATCTTGATACAAGTGGTATATCATCAAGCATAAATGAGATACAAGCAGCGTTCAAAGACTTGGCTGAATCTGTAAAAGGAATTAGTCAAAAAATAGATTCTGTACTCAACGAAGGAATCGAGCAGTTAAATGATTCTTTTTCCTCTTTGCAGCAGCGGACCAGAGAAGTGGAAGATTCTATAAATGGTTTGGAGTCTTCAGCAGATAATGTCGGTTCAAGTTTATCCAGAGGGTTCAATGAAGCAAATGCTACGATACCAAGGACTGGCAGAAATGTAAATCTTCTTGGACGGCAATTTGAGGGTCTCGGTACAGTGGTAAAAAGAATCGGCATCCTTATCGGCAGTGCATTCGCGGTTGGGAAACTGATTCAGTTTGGCAAAGAATGCCTGGAACTCGGCTCTGATCTGGCGGAAGTTCAGAACGTGGTTGATGTTACATTTACAACCATGTCTGATAAGGTTGATGAATTTGCGAAGAACGCCATGGACTCAGCCGGACTATCAGAAACGATGGCAAAACAGTATGTCGGAACATTCGGAGCAATGTCTAAGTCGTTCGGTTTCTCTGAGGCACAGGCTTATGATATGTCAACGGCTCTGACACAGTTGACTGGCGATGTGGCATCATTCTACAACATTTCGCAAGACTTGGCTTATACTAAGCTGAAATCAGTGTTTACAGGTGAAACGGAAACGCTCAAGGACCTCGGCGTGGTAATGACCCAGTCAGCACTTGACCAGTATGCACTTGCAAATGGCTACGGCAAAACCACATCTGCTATGACCGAACAGGAGAAAGTTGCTCTCCGCCTGGCTTTTGTACAGAAACAGTTATCGGCTGCATCTGGAGACTTCATTCGTACTTCTGGCAGCTGGGCGAATCAGGTAAGAGTTATGCAGTTGCAGTTGCAGTCTCTCAAGGCAACAGTCGGACAGGGATTAATTAACCTCTTTACTCCTGTTCTGAAAGTTATCAATATCTTACTCGGTAAGTTAGCAACTCTGGCAAATGCCTTCAAGTCATTTACGGAATTAATCACCGGAAAGAAATCATCTGGCCAGACAGGCACAAGTGGTGCAGGTCTTGTCGGAACAGATGCAATAGCTGATACGGCAGACCAATATGGAAATGCTGCCGACAATGCCGAAAAGCTGGCAGATGCAACAAATGATACAGCGGACGCAACCAAGAAAGCTACTAAGGCGGCAAAAGGATATCTTAGTCCTCTCGACGAAATAAATAATTACTCAACGGATAAAAGTGCGGATTCATCGTCAAAAGTACCGGGCGCAACCGGCGGACTTGCAGATCAGATGAAAGATGCTGTACAAAATGTTGATTACGGAAAAATGGCAGAGGGTGAGACAGTCCTTGACAAAATTAGCAAATCAGCTGAAAAACTCGCGAAGCTCCTTAAAAAGCTCTGGAAGCCATTTCAGGACGCTTGGAAAAAAGAGGGTAAGAATACTATTGATGCGGCACAGATTGCTCTATCTGGAATTGCGAAGCTTGCTAAGAGTGTAGGCAGGAGTCTCATGGAAGTCTGGACAAACGGTACAGGTACGACAATGCTTACAACCATGCTAAGGATTGCTCAGAACGTGCTTAAAACTATTGGGAATATTGCATCCGGTTTTGCCGACGCGTGGAATAAGAACAATGTCGGAACGCAGATTATACAGAACATCGCAGATGCTCTTGTGGTGGTTATGCAGTTCATTGAGAGGATTGCCGCAGATACGGCAACGTGGGCGGCAAACTTAGATTTCTATCCGCTGTTAGAATCTATCAGTAATCTGACAAGTGCATTTGCACCAATTCTGGAATCCATTGGAAATGTTCTTGAATGGATTTACAATAACATCGTTCTTCCGATGTTGAAATGGGTTATTGAGGTAGGACTTCCGACAGTGATTAATTTAGTCGCAAAAGTAGCAACTTTTCTTGCTGATCATCAGTCGATTGTTGAAGCGTTCGGCGCAGCCCTAATCGGAGCGTTCGCGGCAGCAAAGATTGCAGAATTAGCATCGGGAGTTATCAAAAGTGCATCTGGAATAGCTACAGCCGTAAAAGGACTTATCGCGTTAATGACTGGTACTGGCGGAATCATGGGTGGAATCAAGGCCATTGCGACAGCAATCGGTACTGGCGGGATTTTCGCGATCGCAGTCGGTGCTGCTATAGCAATCGGAGTTTTGCTGTACAAAAACTGGGATGAAATATGCGCGGCAGCAACAAAATTAAAAGACTGGGTTGTTGAAAAGACTCGTGAATTGTCAGAATCAGCAACACGTACATTAAGCAATTTGAAAGAAAAGATAGCTAATGTTTGGAATATTATTAAAACATCAACATCTACTACTTGGAATGCAATCAAAAAGACACTTTCTGGCCTTTGGAACTCTCTTAAATCCACAGCCAGCACAGTATTTAATGCAATTAAAACTAAAGTTGTAGGCGTATGGGACAGCGTAAAGAACAAGACATCAAAAACATGGGAAAACGTAGCTACGTTCGTATCTAATAAAGTAGAAGCGATAAAAAATGCTATCACTAATAAGTTTAATGCCGCCAGAGATGCAGTCAGATCTGCGTTTGAAGGCATTGTGGATTTTATTAAAGCTCCGATCAATCAAGCAATCAGCATTGTTAATAATGCAGTTGGAATGATTAATAATGCAATTGGTGGAATTGAATCTGCATTTTCCTTTGGACCCTGGACTGTTCCAACACCGTTTGGTTCAAAGACTATTGGATTTCATGCGACATTTCCACGTATCGGAACTATCCCATATCTGGCCAGTGGCGCAGTTATTCCGCCAAGGTCAGAATTCCTTGCGGTATTAGGTGACCAGAAGAAAGGAAATAACCTGGAAGCACCGGAAAGCCTATTACGGCAGATCGTCCGGGAAGAGTCAGGAAAAGGGCAGGGAGATGGAAATACCTACAATGTTACAGTTAATGCATCTGGCAGAAAACTGTTAGATATTATTATCAGTGAAGCTGAAATGAGAAGAAACCGGAATGGGAAGAACCCATTTGAGTTAGCGTAAGGAGAAGAATATGCCGCAGGAACAATTTAAAATAGACAACGTTGTTATAAGAGCACCGGACAGCTACAAGCCGGTGTTCGCAACCACTTCTACGGAAGATTCTAAAAGAAGTCAGGATTTGATTATGCACAATACACCAATGGGAACAATTGGTGGGTATGACATGCAATGGGGCGAGCTTACATGGGCTGAAATAGCAACCATACTAAATACTGTACTTAACAAGAGCCAATTTACATTCCACCACAAAGACCCAACTGTTCCGGGAAGATGGATAGACAGAACATTCTACGCATCAAATTTTAATATGGCTGCGCAAACTTTGAAAGACGGGGAAGAAAAGTGGACGGATTTGTCTATTAATGTAAGGAGGATTGAGCCGATTTGATAAATGTATCTACTCAGTTGAAGAAAGAATCTCTTACAAACAGAAATTATTACGTGACAGCAAATGTTACATTGTCAAATGGTACAACTCTTAAGCTAGGCAAAAAAGACTTTTATCTGTCTGGAAATAGTCTCGTAGATTCAGCAGACTCTGGGGACTTCCCGGTGGGTGTAGCAATAGAAAAAACGGCAAGTTTATCATTGGTAAATGATGACGGGCGCTTTGACGGATATAATTTTAACGCCGCAAGGTTTGTTATCTTTCTCAATGTGCAGTTATCCGACAGGATAGAAGCTATAAAGAGAGGTACTTACATTGTGTCGAAAAAGCCTGCAACGGCGAGCGAAATAAGTCTTTCTCTCTTAGATAAAATGCACAATGCTGATAAGACATATGATTCTAACCTGTCTTTTCCTTGTACAGTCAAGGAACTGCTCTCAGAATGCTGCCAGCAATGTGGAATCACTCTTGGAGATGCAATGTTTCCAAATGCGGACTTTCAGATTCAGAAAGTGCCATCTAATGCGACATACCGTACAGTAATCGGAATGTGTGCCGGGATAGTCGGTGGAAATGCAAGAATCGACGAAAATGACTTACTCAGGATTATTACGTTTGATAAGACATTTACCAATACGACTATTTACGATGGTGGAGCAGTAAAGAACTGGACAAATGGTGATGATCTGGATGGCGGCACGCTTAATCCATGGACAATGGGGACTGTGATTGATGGTGGTACGTTAAGCAATAACGATTATCACGCGTTATTTTCAATTCAGAATCTACAATATGACGTAGACGATGTTATTGTAACAGGTGTCAAATATGTAGAAGATGAGACCGAATATACGTCAGGTCAGGACGGCTATGTGATTACTATTGACAATCAGCTATTGTCGGGCAATGCGCAGGCAGGAGTCGAAGCTATTGGAAATCAATTAATCGGTTTGCGAATGCGTCCTTTCTCATGTGACGGAATTGCCAACGGATACGCCACTTTTGGCGATCCAGTTGAATTTATTGATACAAAGAATCGTGTCTTTAGATCGTTTGTGACAGATATAGAGTTCGTGTTCGGCGGTTCAACATCATGGAGTTGTAGCGCAAAGAGTGCTGAAGAAGATGCAAGCGAGTTTATTGGTGATCAGCAAACAGCGGTAGAGCAGTCAAAAAAAGATATAGAAAAGAAACTATCTGCCTATGACGTAAAGCTCAAACAAATGAACGAGCTTGCAGCAAACACGCTAGGTTTCTTCTATACAGAGGAAATACAAGAAGATGATTCCGTAATTACGTACCGGCATGATAAACCTACACTTGCTGATTCTAAAGTAATTTATAAGACAGGTGTCGATGGATTCTTTTTGTCAGTAGATGGGGGTCAGACATGGAAAGCCGGCTTTGATAGTAATGGAGATGCCGTTCTGAATATTCTCTATGCCATCGGTATTCAATCAGAGTGGATTAATACAAGAGGCTTCACAGCGAAAGACAATAACGGGAATACGACATTAAGAATAGATGCTGACACGGGTACTGTCACATTAGAAGTTGAAAGCTTTACGCTAAAAAGTAGAACTATTGAACAGATCGCCAAGGATGTTGTGGATGGGACAGTTCAAAATAATGTGACTATCCCGAACTATTATGGCACGTATGTACCAACATTGCAGAACTATCCGGCATCTGAGTGGAAAAGTGAAGAATATAAAAAACATGACGGCTCGATTTTCATGAACTTCTCTACAAGCCAGGTATATATGTTTTCTGGAACTGTTGGCGCTTGGCAGGAACTGGACGCTGAAAAAATTGTCAATTTTGAAAGAGTTTTTAACGCTTTAACGGATAACGGTAAGCAAGAGGGAATTTATATGCAGAACGGACATCTGTATATAAATGCTTCCTATATTAAGTCCGGACAGATTTCAGCTGATTTGATTAATCTGAAGAACATCAACGTTACAAACAGTTCTGGAGTATCAACATTTGCGATTGATAACTACGGAAATGTTGCGCTCAGACCTGATACATTTGTATTAACAAATGGTGATACAATATATAGTGTTGCGGAAGACAAAGCTTCGACAGCGCTATCAAGTGCAAACAGCTATACAGATAAAGTGCTCAGTGATCTCGACATAGGAAAAATGTCCAAGCAAGAGATTATTAATGTGCTAAGCGATAACAGCAGCAATAAAGGCCTGTATCTATCAAATGGCAATGTGTACATGAATGCCGATTATATTAACACAGGTGAATTAGCAGGATGGAAAGTTGGAATTAAAAAGCTTTCAGCAAGTGGCGCGTATGGAGAAGTAACGCTAGATGCTTCAACTGGAGAGATCTATTCAGAGACGAATACAGGAATATATGTACCGGGGTACGGGACATTGTATGGAACGCGTATTAGAGGAATCAATCTTTATACAGGAACCGTACATGCAAGTTCAGCCTCGTTTAATAAAAGCGTTTCGGCGAGCAGCGTTTCGGCAGACAGTGTTTCGGCATCAAAAAAAGTTACAGCAGGTACACATATAGAAGCCAGTGGCCATTTCTATAGCATCGGAACGGGAACAGACCTTGCAGATTTAAGTGTCCGAGGAACAAAGAAAAGAATCCTTCCAACAAAAAACTATGGTACGCAGGCATTTTATTGTTATGAAATGGCGTCCCCCATGTTCGGAGACATCGGAGAAGCATCCGTATCGGAAGACGGCACATGCCTGATAGACATAGATGATATATTCCAAGAATCTACCAATGTAAGGATTGAATATTATGTGTTTTTACAAAAGGAAGGAGATGGAGATTGTTGGGTAGATAAAAAAGAGCAGACATATTTCACTGTAAAAGGTACTCCGGGGCTTAAATTTGCATTTGAAATCAAAGCGCGGCAGGCTGACTATGAACACATGCGTTTTGCTGACGCAAGCGAAACAGCCTACGACAGGGCAATAGACACAGACATGCCAGAACCAGACTACAGTGAAAGCCTTGAAGTATCAGAACCAGATTATGAAAAAGAACTTCTTAATAACAGGGAAAAAATTATTGACGAAATGGGGAAAATATCATGAAAAAAATTTTAACAAGTTTTATGAATCTTAGTACTGGAGAGGGAAGCCGCATTGCTTACACCTATTCAGAAGTAGACGAAAACACAGGAAGTATCATCAGCCAGAACAATAAAGGCAATTTCCTTGTAATGGATGACGATGTACAGAAAAATCTTGATTCTGTAAAGAATTACATAAGGAATAATTTCCTTTTATAAGGAGGTAAGTCTAATATGGCCAATACATACACAATACAATTCCGGCGCGGTATGTACTCCGATTTTGATACGTCGAAAATTCGTCCCGGAGAGCCCGTTGCGATTCTTGGCAATGACTCTTCTGTTCCATCTGGCAAAGCCTTATACATTGCATTTGCGGCTAATGATGTAAGACGATTGTGTTCCATTGAGGATATTTCAGAGATGGTCAATGCCGGAGAATTTGTTGGCCCGCAGGGTCCAAAAGGCGAAAAAGGAGATAAAGGAGAAAAAGGCGCAGAGGGTCCTACTGGTCCACAGGGTCCAAAAGGTGAAAAAGGAGATAAAGGTGACCCGGGAGAAAAGGGCGTGGATGGCACCGTAGCATTTGAATCGCTGACACCTGAGCAGAAAGAATCGCTAAGGGGCATCTCTATCACGGCGGTTAGTATCGACACAAATGGAAATTTGACAATAACATTTTCAGATGGCGATAGTGAAAATGTTGGAAATATTATAGGGCCTCAAGGGCCGCAGGGTCCAAAAGGTGATAAAGGAGATGTCGGACCAGTGGGTCCGCAGGGTCCACGAGGAGAAAAAGGTGAGCAAGGAAATGATGGAACATCTCTTAATATCCTTGGCACAAAAGAATCTGAGGCAGACCTCCCCCTGAGTGCAGAGAAGAACGACGCGTATTTAATAAATGGAGAAATGTGGGTTTTTGACGGCACGAATTGGAACAATGCTGGCAAGATTCAAGGGCCGCAAGGTCCACAGGGACCAGTTGGTCCGCAAGGGCCAAAGGGTGACCCAGGGCCGCAGGGCATAAAAGGAGACCCAGGAGAAAAAGGAGAGCAAGGAGCGCAGGGTCTAAAAGGCGATACTGGGCCGCAAGGTGAACAAGGCCCAGTTGGCCCAAAAGGTGAGCAGGGAGATACTGGCGCGCGAGGAATCACATTTACTCCTGTTGTAGACAGCAAAGGAAATATAAGCTGGAGTAATGACGGAGGACTTGAAAACCCCCAGACAGTAAATATTACCGGGCCGAAAGGTGATACAGGCGCAAAAGGAGATGTTGGACCACAAGGAGAAAAGGGAGAGACTGGAGATGCCGGGCCTAAAGGAGACAAGGGCACTACATTCGTGCCAGACGTAGACACCGACGGAAATTTGAGCTGGAGTAATGCTGATGGAGTTGCCAATCCTGAAACAGTAAACATCAAAGGTCCTAAGGGAGACAAAGGAAGTGATGCGACTGTCCCGATTGCTACAACCGAAACTCTTGGTAAGGTCAAACCTGATGGCAAGACAACATTCATAGATGCAGACGGAACACTCCACGCAAAAGGCGGTGGCACAACCGTCACTCCCAAACCCGTAAACAATCCAAGTATTGAGAACGCAAACGCATCTGTCACGATCAAGTGGCAAGACCCTGAAAACACAGTAATCAATGGTTCAACATTCTCTACATGGGCTGGTACAAAACTTGTAATGAAAAAAACAGGTTATCCTGCAAACCCAGATGACGGAACGCTTGTGGTTGATAATACAGTTCGTGACAAATACAAAACCGCAGGATATACAGTCACAGGGCTGACAAATGGCAAGAAATATTACTTCGCACTGTTCCCATATTCTACCGATGGCGTATACAACTACGATGCAGGAAACAGACTCCTCGGAGAGCCAGAGGATTTAAAGATTGTCGCATTTGCTGATGGAACAGATGCGGAAATTGAAAAGATGATTGAAGCACATTACGCAGGTAAAATCAACATTGGTGATTATTGGGCGGTTGGTGACAAGAGAACAATCCATCACAACGCAATGGCTGCAACGGGCGTAAGTGAGTCGCACAAAGCGAATGATTACATTTATGTAATTATCGGAATCGAACATGATGATTTAGTGACTGCTATCAATGGCAAGACCAAAGCTGCTATTACAATTCAGACAGAACGTATGCTGTATTTAGACACTACGACAGAATATAATAGTTCTTATGATACATCACATGAATGTGGTTATATGAACAGTTCAAACACGAATAGCGGTGGTTGGGGGTACTGCGATAGGCATACATGGTGCAATAATGTGTACAAGAAATGTTTACCTACTTATATTCAGAATATGATGAAACAAGTTAGAAAACTGACTTCGGAAGGTAGCCAAAGTAACACAATTAAAACATCTAACGACTATGCGTTTTTACCTTCTGAAATTGAGATTTTTGGCAGTACAACGCATTCTTTTGCAGGAGAAGGAAAACAGTATCAATATTTCAAGAATGCGACTGCAAACAGATATAAGAAACCACGTTATAGTAGTACCTATGTATCTGGCCAGTATTGGACACGTTCGCCTTACTCTAGCGGCAGCGATTCCTTCTGTGGTGTGGGCAGAGGCGGGAGTGCGAACGCCGACAGTGCCAGTAACACTGGTGGCATTGTCCCTTGCTTATGTATCTAAAATCCTAGCAAATTAACGAATTATTTATAGCCGAATGGCTAAGAACAGGAGGTGCATATGGATAAAAAAGAAATTACAAATATCTACAAAGCAATTAACAGAGTTTCAAACAGACTGAATGACATGTCTGAAAAGTTGGATTTTGTCATGCAGATGCTTAATACAGAATCTAATCGCAAGATTCTAATTAATGGTGATGGGATTGATGGTCTGGCTGAACTTGTATCAACGCATGATTCGGCACTTGATGAACTGGCTACTTTAGTTGCAACAATCAGAGGTGAGAATAATGGTTAAATTTTACGAAGAAAGAGTTATTAATGAATTGAAAAAATGGACAGATGTTCCCGAGTTGTGGAATAAGAAGGTAATTGAAAGACTTCAAAAGGATGGCTATGTACTGAATGAGGACGGGACAGTAACAGAATCAAAACCAGGAATAGTGAAATAAAATACGTGCAAGGGAGAAAATATGGAAATTAAAGGAATTGACGTATCATCTTATCAGAGTAAGCCAGACTGGGCGAAAGTATCGAATTCTGAAATTAAGTTTGCAATATTGAGAATCCATCAAAAATCTGGAACTGATTCCTCTTTTGAGCATAACTACAAAGGATGCAAGTCAAATGGAATCCTTGTCGGCGGATATAAATACAGTTACGCTCTGACACCGGCACAGGCAATTGATGAAGCTGAGAGCGTAATTTCTGTTCTTGGCGGACGCGGAATGGACTTTCCAATCTTCTACGACCTTGAATGGAGTCAGCAGAGAAACCTTGGAAAACAGGCGATTGAGAATATTGCAGTAGCATTTCTGACCAGAATCAAAAAAGCCGGTTATAAGGTCGGTATCTACTGCAATCTTGATTGGTACAATAACGTTCTGTCAGACACCCTGAAAAAGTACGATTGCTGGATTGCTCGTTATCCGGCTAGTGATAATGGCTCTGTACAGGAAAGATTGCGTCCATCTGTTGGTGTAGGCTGGCAGTATTCCAGTAGAGGAAAAGTATCCGGCATTAGTGGTAACGTTGACATGGATGTATTCTATAAGGATTACAAAGAGGAGGTTTCTGCAATGGATAAAGCTATTGAAAAAGTGATTCTCATTGCAAAAAATGAGATTGGATACCTTGAAAAGAAGAGCAATAGTCAGCTCGACAGTAAGACTGCAAACGCCGGTTCAAACAACTATACGAAGTACTGGCGAGACATTAAGCCATCATATCAAGGACAGCCTTGGTGCGCAGCATTCGTGAGTTGGTGTTTTATGGAAGCATTCGGACAGGAAAAAGCAAAAAAACTGTTGAAGCACTGGCCCTATGTTTACTGCCCAACACTTGGTAATCTGTTTACAAGGAACGCTAATCCAAAGATTGGCGATATTGTAATCTTTTATCGTAACGGAACTTTTGCTCATACCGGCATCGTAACGGCTGTAATCGGAGACAGGTTCTATACCATCGAGGGAAATACTTCTGGCGCATCTGGAATTATTGCAAATGGCGGCGGTGTCTGCGCAAAGAGTTATCTTAACAGTCAGATGCCCGGAACTAAGTTCTGCACACCGGATTACAGTATTGTATCTGATACATCACAAACAGGAGAGAAATATATGTTTAATCCAGAGACAGTAAAAGCAGGAGACAAAAACACATCTGTACTCCTCCTACAGGAAATTTTAAGAGCCAGAGGTTTTAAAGGTAAAAACGGCAAAGTTTTGAAACTTACATGGGCAGCAGATGCGAACACGATTTACGCTCTAAAAGCTTATCAGGAATCCAGAAAAAAAGTTCTGGAAGTGGACGGAATCTGTGGACCTGCCACATGGAAAGATTTGATTGCTATATAAAAACATCCCGGGGTTAATTCCCCCGGAACTTTATTTATAAACATATTTGGTATCATTTCGGAAGTTTTAGACTGTTATCGTTAGACACACGTTAGTCACAAATAAAAATATTGTTTCCTAATATAATAGTGCCAAAAACACTGTATTTACAGGCATTTGCGCAATTTTCTAAATTCTATTTGTTGGTCGCAATTAATAAAATTAGAATAATGAAAATGAAATGAGTGAACTCCTTGTAAAATCGCTGAGAATGT